GATATGCCAGGGTATATTAGTGACATTGCTAATAATCTTGGTACGGTAGTTATGCAGCTTGGCAAGATAGCGAAATACGCCGGCCTTCGTGGCATAATGGATACATATTTACAAGGGGTAGAATTATCAACAAAAGGGTTGATTGATTATAATACTTTTGTGGCCGCATCATTTTTTGAAAGACAAAAGATGGTTGATGAAGCCATAAAACAAACAGAAGAATTAGGAAAAGTCACCAAAAAGATAACCAAAGAGACGCCTGGTTATTCTGATTATATAAAGAAAAAAGAATCAAGTTATCAGCCTCCGGTTGATGAGCCCGAACCTTTAAATGTTGAAACAAAAGCATTAAAATCCAATAAAAAAGTGATCCCGGTCTTAACAGATATGTGGGCCACTTATTATGATAAACAAACCCAACAGGCGGCAGAGGCGGCGACAGCAAAAGCAGAAGTTTTAAATTCAATATATCCCGAATCAAACAAAAAAACCGTTATGGTTTTAACGGATATGTGGGCTACCTATAACACCGAGCAAGTTCAAGCGGCTGCTGCTATGTCTGCTGAGAAAGCAGAAACATTGAGATTGTGGGAAGAAGAAAACAAAAAAACTTCCGGCCGTATGCTTCAATTATCCGAACGAACTGCCTGGGCGATGCAGGAAAGTTTCTCTGATGTTTTTTATGATCAGATGAAAGGTAAGCTTGAAAGTTTTAAAGATTATTTCAGCGCATTTTTAGATACCATGCAACGGGCCTGGGCGGATATTATGGGTCAAATGATGACCCAGTGGATATTCGGTCAAGATATGAAGGGCGGGGGTATGCTTTCTCAGGCATGGAGTTTTATATCTGGTGCCTTGGGAGGGGTAAGCGGGGGCGGTAACACAGCAACTTCATTATCGTCGGCTCGGTGGTCTCCTCGTGCTGCTGGTGGTCCTGTATCAGTAGGCAGTCCGTATCTTGTTGGTGAGAGAGGACCGGAATTATTTGTTCCAAATAAAAGCGGTAACATAATTCCTGATAAAAATTTAGCTGGTGGTGGTGGTGGTAGGGGGGATACTTACAATGTTTATAATATAACAGCCAATGATGCCGCGAGCTTTGTTGATCTCGCAAGAAGAAGTGGTGCAGTACCCTTGCTTGCTGCTGAAAATTTAGCCGACAATGGTTCACTTAGAAAAGCAATTGCGGAGAGTTTATAATGGCGGTTTTCCCTGAAAGTGTTTCTTTGGCTTGGCCAATCGTTATTGAGCCGACCTGGGACACATTAATCCATACAACTGATAGTGGTGCTGAACAGCGACGGCAGAAATCTTTATATCCTCGATTCAATGCAAGGTTTCAGTTGCGTGCTAAGTCCGCAGCAGATGCTCAAACGATTTGGGATTTCTTTATGGCTCGTAAAGGTGCCTTTGAATCATTTTATTTCTTCGATCCTGCCCCCGATATGTCCATAGTAACAAGCTACGATGATCTTTATATTGGCACGGGTGATGGGACGACAGAGGTTTTTGATATACCTGGCAAATCCACTTCTTCACAAGTCATTTATGTTGATGGAGCAACTCAGACTTTAACAACCGACTATGTTATTTTAACCGGAGGCGGTGATGGTAGTGCTGATAGAGTTGATTTTGTAACAGCTCCGGCACTTGGTACATCATTAAGTTGTGATTTTTCTGGTCGGTTGCGGATAAATTGTCGCTTTGCTTATGATAGTTTATCAAAAGAATTATTTATGACGATATTATTTAATTTTGGTATTGAATTGAAGGGGCTCGCAGGAAATTAATGAGATCATTCGATCCTGATATAATAACGGCATTGGCGGAGATAGAGGCACGGGCTTTCTGGTTGGTAGAAATGCAGATGGACACGACTTATTATTTCACCGATTGCGATGTTGATCTTGTTTATGCCGGTAATGTTTATCAAAGTGATCAAGGATTAAAGGTGTCCAATGTCCGCCAGGGTGCCGGATTTTCTGTTGATAAAGTAGGGATTGAATTTGGAAATGCCGCTTTATGGATGTCGGCAATTGTATTAGCCGAAGATGTCGCAATGGACCCAGTCATTATTCGATATATTATGTACTCAAAAGAATATCCTGTTGCTGCTGGTGGAGAAACTGCTACTGGTGGTGTTGCTTTTGAAGACGGGGATGTCGTTTGGGAAGATGGAGATGTTGCTTTTGAGGGGGGTGGAGAATATTATAGTTTGATCGGAACGCCTCCTGTTTTTTTCAATGGCTACATTACTGGTTATACTCTTAACGAACGAGTAGCGACCTTTACTTTATCAACAGAATTTATGCTATGGCGCAAAAAAGCTCTGAGGTTACCGACTCCTTCATGTCCGTGGAGTTTCACTGGAACTGAATGCGCTTATGCTGGTGCAGAAACATGGTGTGATCAGAGTCCAGAGCGATGCGAATTGCTTAGCAATTATGATAATTTTGGGGGTCGTAAATATATCTCATTTGTTGAAGATCAAAAACTCTGGTGGGGTGTGAAGGGATACGGTACACCATCATGAATCTTTCGTTAGTCACATCAAAATACATTGGCAAACCTTTCAAGGATTATGGTTGCATTGAGTTTGTTGTTAATTTTATGCAAGACATTGGCAAGCCTTTACCAGATGAAGTGGATGGTATTAATGTATTAAATTATAATGATCTTGTCACTGATGATATTAAGAAAGCACAGATCACAATGCTAAGGGCTTTTCGTAAGATAGGCAAACCAGTGAGCACGAAATACCCGTCGATGGGTGATTTATTGGTGGTGTTTCAAAAGCACAGGTGGGGAATGTTTCCGGGGGTCTATATAGGCAATGGTATGGCGATAGCCTCGTTTATTCGAAGAGGGGTGCAATTGTTTAATCTTGATAAATGGAATCGTCCAATTATGGCTCGGAGGATTGATTAATGCCACAAGTTGGGGCGGCGGTAGCTATACAATTTGGATTATTTTTAGCTGGTAAAATTATTGCCGATGTTACGGAGAAAACCGGCAAGATAAGGGGAGCAAAAACAGCCTACCAGTTGAACACAAGATCCAGTCGTGATCCCCTATCGATTCTTTATGGCCAATTTAGAATGGGGGTAAATAAGACCTTTATGCACGTAACCAATCCGTATCTTTATATGATATGTGAATTGGGAGAAGGCCCAATAAATGGTCTTGTTCGTGAAGATGATACTGTCTATACGACAACAGGCACAGAACTTCCGAGCGACAATCCTCCTTTGGTTTATCTGGATGACAAATTGTGGACGGAATATGGAGACTCTGCCTATATAGAGTTTTTTAATGGAGCATCTGATCAAAGCATTTGCACCACGCTTGAAACCGCCACATCAAAATGGGACCAAACTTTAAGATACACCTCTTACTTAATGGTTCGATTAAAGTACGACCCTGATCTGTTTAATTCTGAACCGGAAGTGACAGCGGTTATTCAAGGAACTAAAATTTATAATCCTGTTACCACTGTTACTGAATATACAAACAATCCGGCCTTGTGTGCTTATGATTTTATCACTCGTTCATCACAACGAGGAGGTATAGGAATTAGTTCCTCTCGTATTGATGTTTCTTGCTTGTCCACTACTATTGATTATTGTGACGATAAAGGATGGACTTGTAATATGCCGATTGGTGATAATCAGGCGGTATCAGATAATCTGGAATTAATATTTGCTAATTTCAGGGGTGATATTATTCAGTCAGCGAATTTATTGAAAATTAGGTTTCTCGATTTGAATTACGAATCAATTGTGATGTCTTTAGGTGAGTCAGATGTTATTCGGACAGATGAAACATTTTCATCATTGGAGATTTCCCAACCTGACACCGGGGCAAGACCTAATGCAATCCGGGCAACTCATTTAAGTAGTGAAAAGAAATACAAGGCGGATGATATTATTACTTCCTCCGCAACGGCTATCGCAACTGAGGGGGATCTTAGGGAAACAGCAATTCAGGTTCTTGGTTTGAGTGACCCGGCATTGGTTCAGAAAATGTCTAATTACTGGCTTGAGCGCTTACGATTAAATAAGCGGGTTTCATTTACCGGAACAAGTCGTTGTATGGCATTAGAACCGCTTGATTTGGTGCATTTTGATCATACGATGCCGGGGTGGACTGATAAGACTCTTCGGGTATTAAGCTGTCCTATAAATGGCGATCACACCGTTTCATTAACACTTGTGGAAGAGGCGTCAACCCTATATGATGATACTTACAATTTAACTGCTCATGATTATGATGATACCGATTTGCCAAGCCCGCTTGATACTCCTTGGGCGGTTACTAATGTTAGCCGTGAAGAAGTGGTTTATTATTACCGCAATCGATCATTTACAAGGTGGAATATAGATTTTGATGCTCCTGCGGCAATAGATTATCCTTGGTGGGATTATGCTGAGATTTGGTTAAAAATAGGCAGTGGCGATTGGCGCTACATGACTCGTTGTGATACTAATTATTCAGTTGATCCGGTGGAGGAGGGTGAAACTTATTCTTGTAAAATCAGATCGGTTTCAATCTTTGGTTTAAAGGAAGACTTTGATAGTTGCACAACGGTGACTGATACTATCGTTGGGGCGACTGATGCTCCAGGAAGCCTGTCTGCTATTGTCGCCATTGCTAATGGTGATTCTGTAACTATTTATGGCACTCCGTTAACTGGTCCCGATATTGAGGGCTACGAGATTCGGCTGGGGATAAGTTGGGCGAGTGGTATTTTTATTTCTTTTAATAAAAATATTTCTTTGCGTTTGAATGGGGTCCGGCCCGGAACACATACATTTTGGGCAGCAGCAAAAAACAATTCAGGATTTTATTCAGGAACTCCGGTATCAGCAACAGTAGAGGTATTTATTCCTCCGGGATATAGCGAACTCGCGACTTATGGATCATGGGCATGGGATTTTTCTGCTGGTACTTTTGTAAATACGCAGCATGTGACTTATGATGGAGAAGATTCATTAAAATGCTCTCACACCGCAGGGGTATTAACGGGCACATGGACTTCCCCAACTGCTGACCTTAATGCAGTTACAAAAGTTAGATTGTGGGGAGATTTCAGAATTGGTTTTGTTAGCTCTGCAACCACATGGGCGGGGGTGTATGCTGCTAATACATGGGCGACTATTGGATTGACACAATCATGGGCAGAGATATTTTCGCCTACAACGGCGAGTCAGTTACTGGCAACTCTTAGATATAGAGATGATGGTGGTGATCCTTGGCAAGAAATAACTTTTTTTGAATTGCTTTGTGCCGAAGTCGAGGCCCGTTATATCTCGGTGGTGGTGACAATAATAGACCCGTCACTTGATGCCAATTTGTACTTAAAAGAATTAAACATGCTTGCATATGAGGGACCGCAATAATGGCAATTACAATACAGTTACAGCAAGTAGCAGAAGAAGAAGATGGAATTTATACAGTAACGATAAACGCTTTACGTGATAATGGGGATGTGGTGATCTCTGGAAAGACCTTTCAGTGTAGAACTGCTGCTGAATTAAAGGATAAAATTAAACCGAAATTTGAAAAGTTGATAGCTGCTGAGCAAAAAAAAGAACTTATCCGAAGTCTCGCACAAGGCGTGATTGACGAGATATTAAACGAGGTAGTCCAATGAGCCAAACATATACCGCAAACTGTTATCAATCGGACCATGTTGCTGTAACGGATATGGCGAACATTGAAGCGAACTTTGCCACATTACGATCAACTAATTCCGGAGCTGGTGCCCCTGCTAACACCGAGGCAGGACTCCAATGGTGGGATACGGCAAACAACAGATTAAAGATTCGAGATGATGCCAACGCTACCTGGTTGGGAGTTCTTCAAGGGGATGCAAGTTTTAAAATTTGGGTGTATCGAAATAATACTTGCGATGGATGGACGATTGACGCAACCGTGACTGATAGAGTTTTGGCATTAAAAGGTGCTGGTGGACTTTATAATGCCAACGGCGGAACGGTTGCTGGTGAGAGTTGGGCGAATTTAAAAGCTCACACTCATACAGGCCCGAGCCATTCACATTCGCACAATCATCGGGTTTATGACTTTCAGGGTGTTGATGATGATGGCCGTTATTATACCACTTCTGGCGCTGATACCATGGCGGACCTTCCAAATACTGCTTATGATTCTGCTCGTCAAATAGCTGTCCAATATACCGCTGGATCTCCTAACAGAATTGTCGGCGCAGATATGTATTCATCTTTAGATGCAACCGCCGCTGGTACTGGGGCAACAGGAGCACAGTCCACTGCTGATGTCAGACCACAAGCGGCGATTGGAACCCTACAATATCCGAGCTTATAAAAATGGCGAATATTCAAAAAGAGTTAGAGAAGTTTTTTACCAGCGAAACCGGCGAAACGATCATCGGTCAAATTGTAATTAAAGCCGTTAACCAGGCGTTAAAGCGTGAGATACTATTTGAAGATGGTAAGAGCGATCCTGGCCGGGTGGTCGAAAAAACAGAAGTCTGGAACATCTTGGATTGGTTAGTAAAATATTTACCGCACGTCGAAGCGTCAGTGCGCGGATGCCAAGCTGATAGTGCTTCTGCTCGAAATCGGGCTGATGAAGTTAAAAATGTTTTAATCGGATTTCAAGATTTGGTACGTGATAGATATAAGGAAATATCACAATGAAAAGATTTATACTATTAATGATAGTGGTTTTTGGATTTTCGACATCAGCAGAAGCTCTTGTTTTTCGTGGCTTTACTTCTTTGACAGGAACTGTATCCGGAAGCATTGATAATACTGATTGTGCCGATATAGGAAATGGAGCCGAGGACGCTGGTGGTATTGTAACTTTGTTAACCGGTGAAGTATATTTTTATTACTTCGACCAATCGGCAACCAATGCCACAAGTTCTCCAACATATATTCGGTGTAAGAATTATGCTACTTCTGGTGTATGGATTAAATTAGCACTCCCTGATAATGATATTGATTCTGATCATTATACCGATGGCTCAATTGATGAGGAGCATCTCAATATCGCTAATGCCCCGACTGATGAATATGTGCTCACCTATGAAGATGATACCTCAAACTTTCAATGGGCTGAGTTGGCTGGTGGAGGTGATATTTTAACGGTTGGTACTTGTGTAACTGGAGATTGTACTGATGATTTTGTTGATGGAACCGATATAGCTGACGATGCTATTGATTCTGAGCATTATACAGATGCTTCAATTGACAAAGGTCATCTGGCAGCGGATGTAATTGATGAAACTAAATTAGAAGATAACAGTATCGATTCAGAACATTACAATGATGATTCAATTGACGAACCTCATTTAAATGTATCAAATGCGCCAACTGACAACTACATTTTATCATATAATTTAGCCGGAACAAATTTCACTTGGGTTTCTGCTGGTGCTGGTGATATTACCAATGTTGGAACTTGTACTGATGGCGAATGTACGGATGATTTTATTGATGGAACTGATATAGCAGACGAGGCGATTGATTCCGAGCATTATGCTGATGGTTCGATTGATGAAATTCATTTGGACATTTCTAATGAGCCAACAGATGAATATGTTTTGACTTATGAAGCAGATACGACAAATTTTAAATGGGTGGCTGCCGGGACAGGAGATATTACTAATGTTGGTGAATGTGCCTCTGGTGAATGTACGGCTGATTTTATAAATGGAACCGATATAGTCGATGCCTCTATAAGTGATGAGCATTTGGATGCGGTGGCCGGTCCGACTGACGAATATGTGCTTACCTGGGAGGATGACACAAGCCAGTTTGAATGGGCAGAGTTAGCTGGTGGCGGTGATATTTTAACGGTCGGTGAATGCACTACTGGTGATTGTACGGATGACTTTATAAACGGAACCGATATTGCAGACTTAGCAATTGACTCTGAGCATTATACGGCTCTTTCAATCGATAAAGGGCACCTTGCTGCAGACATAATTGACGAAACTAAACTTGAAGATAATAGCCTCGATTCGGAACATTATAATGATGCATCAATTGACGAGAAGCATCTTAATATTCAAGAAGGGCCAACCGATGAATATATTTTAACTTATGAAGCAGATAC